GGTGTCGGAGATGACGGCGGCGGTGGCGGCCGTCTTCGATGTCTTCTCCGCGTTGTCGATCGTCAGCTTGGTTGACAGGATCGAGGTGCCGGCCTCGTTGATGTCGACGGTGAAGATCGCACCGGCGCTCTGCGCCATGTTCAGGCTGGCGCGCACCTCGGTCAGGGTCACCGCGTCCGGCACCCGGAACGTCGTCTTGGCGACGCCGGCGGTGAGCACCGTCGTCTCGTCGGAGCAGGCGACCACCATCTCGAAAACGGACGCCGTGTAAAGTTCGGTGAAGTTGGCGTTGGTCTTGGTGAAAGCGGTGCGCAGCGGATCGCCGGTGCCGTCATTGGCCGCCGTGCCGATGTTGATTGTCTGTTTCGTCATCAGGATTCATCCACCGTGTGAGAGGTATCGTCGGCCGTGGTCGTGGTGACGTCGGCAGTAACAGGGATGGTGCCGAGCGCCACCCGGATGCGCCACGCCTGCAGCGAGGCCAGCCCGTCGCGCACCGCGGACACCACGATGTAGCCATCGCTGACGCTGCCGAAGTCCGGCGCGGCCACGTTGTGGGAAGTGCCGGTGATCCCGGTGTAGGTGTGCAGCGTCGCGCCGGCGTAGTTGGTCAGCGTGATGGTCGTCGTCTGCCCGGCCTCCGGGGTGACGTCGCCGTCATCCCAGGATTTGATGAGCGTGGTCTCCGTCTCGCGGTTGCGTCGCGCCCAGGTTACCGGGATCGGGTTGACGCCAACGCAATCGACGATTCCGGCAAACCCGTCATCGCCGTTGACCGTCACGTTCGCCGGTCGCAACGGCAGGTGCGGACGGCCGGTCATCACGGCGCTCGAAACGGGTGCCGCGCTCTCCGACAGCGTGCCGCGCGAGGTCGTCGGCAGCACCTTGAAATTCACCGTCTCGGCCACCGAGCGGATGGTGTCGTCGGTGAACTCCATGTTCTCGTCGATGAACCAGACCGGTGTTCCCGCCAGCCAGGCGCGCGGCACCGTGTCGAGCACACCGCGCTGGAAAGTGAAGCCGCCGGTGCCGAGATCGGAGACCAGGCAGATCTCGCTCGTCGTCTCGCCGGCCCCCTCGATCAGCATCAGCCCGCCGACCACCGGGCCGTTGCCCTGCGTCCTGTCGGGAAACGACGGAATGACCGTCTCCACTTCAGCGGCAAGCGCCGCAGCCAGTGTAGCGCGGCTGGCGATGGCCTTGGTGCCGAAATTCTCATAATCGGTAACGCCGGCGGCGTTGGTTGCCTGACCGAACAGTTCAAATGTCTGCGTGTCCTGGCCGGCCTCCGCGGCGAGCACGCCGGCCAGCACTTCCGGGTAGTCGAGGCCCGCCACGATCGCGGCGTCGACCAGGTTGGTCACCAGGTAGTAAGGCAGCGTGACGACCTTCGTGTGATCGGCCACCGATGGGTACTCGGACGTGTCGACCCACTGGCTTACCGGCGGCTCCGAGTAGTCGGCCAGCGCCAAGCTGAACACATCCTCGACCAACGACGTTCGAACTGTCGAATCGCCGGGCTTGCCGTAGTCGACCGGGCCGACGCGCATGACGATGGAATCGATGCCGTCCTCCGGACTGTTGAGCACGCAGCAATCACCGGGCAGCAGCGCCCAAGCAACGCGGTTTACCTCCAAATCGCACTTGGCCAGAGGAGTCGAGGCCGAGCGCAGATCGCGCTGCGCCAGGTTCGCGGCGAGCGACGCGGTGCGTACACCGTAATAGTTGCGGCCGTCCGAGACGACGCCGCCCTGCGCCTCGATGTTGGCGAGATCCTGGGCAACGACGGTTTCCGTCTCCTCGTTTTCCGGGTTGGTCCACGACACCACGATCTCGTTGACTGTCTCCCCCCATAATTTGCGGCTGAAATTGGTCACCGTGCTGTTGTCCGGAGTGAACACCGGCAGCGAGGGAATCGAATAGTCGTTGCGGATCAGCTTGAGCGTCAGCAAGCCATTGCGAGGATTAACGTATAACGTCGCCTCGATGTGATCCAAGACCTCGGACACAAAATCCTCGATCGACGACTGCTGTGTCCAGATCATCGACAAGCCGAAATTCTCGCCGTAAAGCGTGACCGATGCGGCCGTGAAGCCGACAACGTCAATGGCGCTGGCCGGTGATCCCATGCCCCAGTTGGTGTTGGTAAGGCACTCGTAAATGATGTGCGCGGGGTTGCTGTCATAGCCATCGGTGCGCGGGATCCGCGCGTGTGGGACGTCGAGCGCCTCCGACGCGCGCGCCACCTTGACCCAGACGCCGGGCAGGTTGGGCGTGTTGTAGCGCCACAAAAAACCGGGCAGAACGCCTGCCGGACCGGAAAAAAATATCGAGGCGATGCCGCGATAGGCTGGCATGTTCGCCGAGGTGCGACCGAACTTTACGGCAAGATTTTCCGGCATCACCTGGTCAGCCGCACCAGGCAGCCAGGTGACAGTGCCAGCAAGCCCCCCTTCCTTCTTTTCCCCGCCGAACAAGTTGATCAGGAACATGCCGATCTGCGTCAGGCCGGTCAGTGTAGGTGGCCAATCCGGCGGCCACGCTTTCTTTTCGTCGACAATGAGATTGGACATATATTCGACCGGCCCGGTGCAGACGCCGAAATGGATCGACATGCCGTAAGCGACGACCTCCTGTTTCGGTTTCTTCTTACCCACGGTCGTGCTTCGCCGCTACGATTTCAGCCGCGATGGCATCGCCCGCCGCCAGGAATTTTTCTTCCGCAATGCCGTTGCGGATGAAGTCGCGAAAGTCGAGGCCATGTCGGCCGAACCAGTCGCGGGTGCCCGCCACGCAATGCCCCAGAGCGCGGACATCATCGATGGTGATTTTTTGCTCGCTCATGCCCTGACCTTATATTTGACATAGCCCTTGTCGCCGTACCAAAGGACATTCAAGCCCTTGACCGTCAATGTCCCGAACACCACCGGGATCGGCTTGCCGCGCTCGGCAACCGGATTGTCGAGATCCGTGGTGGCCGGCGGCTGCTCCTTCTTGGGTTTTGGCGCTAATAAAAACGCGACGACCTGAAAGGCGATCGCGACCAAGAGCCACAGAAACCAGGCCACTACAAAACATCCCCCTCAGTAGTAGTTATTGCGGTAGCCGACCGGGTTATTGATCGGGATCCACGGACAGCCGCCGTGGTTTTTGATGTTGCCGAACAGGAACTCGCAATCGTCCATCTGGTGATTGCAGCCGAGGATCACGCGGATGGTGGCGCCGGCTACGAGATCCCGCAGCAGTCCGCCCAGCGCCAGCGTGTTGCCCGAGACCGACAGGATCTTGCGCTTCTCAACGCCGCCGGCGGCGTTGATCCACTCGGCGATGCCCTCGCGGAACTTGGTCGGATCAAAACCGCCGTTCCACCCGGCGGTGAGCGTCACCGAGGTTCCCGATGTCGAGACGACCGTTGTCGCGACTGTCGAGGACGCCCGGTTGGCCTTGCACTCGTCGCCGTAGAGAACGTGCGGACAGCCCAGTTGGTAGTTGCGTCGCAGTCCCGGCCGCCGCAGCGATGACGACACCGGCTCGCCGGTGATGACGCACTCGTCGCCCTCGCGGCCGAGCGACAGCACCCGTCCCGACCAGCACACCAGGAACTCGTCCGGGCTGCCGTCCTCGTGGAGATGGCCCTGGCGGATGATCAGCGTCATCACGTTGGTGGGCGGCCACACCCGGAACAGTTCCGAGATCTCGACATCGCGCGGCATCCGCACCGTGAGCCCGGTCCGATCGAGCGTGCCGGACGAGACGATGGCGTCCCGGGCGATCGGGATCGGCTGGTAAGTGATGCCGTCGACGGTCAACTCCTGCTCGGCGTCGGTGTAACAGTATTGGGTCATGGTTTCGCCAGTGTGTTGCCGTTGCCGTCGACGTTGCCGAACCACAGCACGTTAGTCCTCGCCGCCGGCGAAATTCGCGCGTAGCCGGAGCTGCCGAATGGATCGAAGCGGTTGTCGGTGACGTGAAAGTTGTCGATTGAAGTGTTGAACGTGCTGTTGTCGAGAACGAGACTGTGGACCCCGCCGCCGATCAGGTTGTCGTGAATGACCACCGTGTAGATCACCTGGGTGCCCGGGTGTGCGTTGTTCTGGTCGGTGATG